TACAATGAGGAATAAAAGTCATCTCACACTCTTGAAGTTAAATCTGGTACAGCATATAAAAGCTACTAACCAGCATAGCCAGTACAAACCTACCTCAAAGTAATACTTAGGGTTGGGGTCAATCGTTTGATACCACAATATCTGCCTGGTTATCTCTATTACTGGCAGCATTAAGAGCCAGACACTAACCCATAGTAGGTGTTTCATTCCTCACCTCTTTCAAAATGTAGATGCTCCCCCAGATGCATCTCCCTCCACACTGTCAAGTCGCACTGGCAGATAGGGCAGAACTCATGTGGCTTACTGTTATCAATGAGCCAGAGCATCATCCTATTTTTCTTGTCCAGTTCGTGTTGGGCCCGGGCTAGTTCCCTCAAGAATTTATCTCCTGACTTTTCTTCCATTTTGTAACTCCTTCATTTCCTTCCCTTCATTTCATAAACTACTTTAGCGTCTTTACCTGAATGAAGCCTCCATGTTGTACCAGACAACTAAAAGCTTGACACATTTCCTTACCTCCTTATTGATTCTATTGCCACGATAGCTATAATTATCAGTCCGGGTAATATTGTAGTTAGACTTATCGCTAGAGTTAATCCTGTTATCATTTCTTAGACTCCTTGTTTAGTTTAAGTACTCAATACTGGGAGCTAGTGATGCTTCATGTCTCACTACTAGGATTTGCGCCAGCCTCCTGAGAGTTGGTATTTAGCTCTCCAATCTGGCTCTGTTCACCTTCAACACTCCCAGTATTCAGTTGTTAAGGTACTGAGGGCTTGTTTTACCTAGTATATTATCAAGCCCTATCCTTTCGCTTATCTCTCACGGGGCAATAGGTTTCTAGCAAGCTTGTAAGCCCTTTCACGTGAAGCCAAACGGATGACTACTCAACTAGGATTAAGCCTAACCCCTTGGGCTTGCCTTTATTACCCCTAATTGGGTTCTATGTTAAGGTTCAGTTACTTACTACTATGATAATCCCTGTTAGCATGATAGTCAACCTAAACTACAGTAATTGAGAGGCATTGACAAGGCATTGACAAAGCATTGACAAAGCATTATAGCTCACTAACCCTCGCCCTGGCTCGCTCATTCTCACCGATTTAGCTCTTTCATATCTAGTTACTTAACGTTAACTAAACCAGTTTACCTGATGTTAGGGTAGCTGGTGACTGGCTTGTCTTTCTGTTCCTTCTGGCGTTGGCGAAACTTCTTTTGACGGTCATAATCGCTGTACTGGTATTTCTCCCAATTTATAATATAAATAAGCCCATTAGGGCGGACTCGGATACGCCCTGACTTCTCAAACTTCATGATGCACCTTTCAATTAGTTGTGCTGGCGTGTTGAGGATACCAGCAATCCTGCTCACCGGCATAGCGGTATTAGGGTTAGCGCAGATAACGCCAGGGACGCGAGAGTTACCGGCAAGTAGTAGAAAATCATACCAGACAGACCTTTCTTCTGAAGTTAAATCCTCCCTTATAGTTCCAAGAAGTGATTCCTTAATCCATAATTTAATCCAGTCCCGATGCTTTGGCTCTTTGGCTGTCATTATTCCAACTCCTTTTTTATAGCTTGCAATAGCTCAATAAGGAGAGGTAATTGATGACGAGAAATGATGATTTCGCTGTCTGCCGAGAGACATGTTTGAAAAAGTCTGATATTTGCGAGGTCTTTTGAGTAAGAAATTTGCAGGTCATAAATTATGATTTCTTGCTCTTGATAACTATTTTCTTGAGTTCTACTTTGCTTTTCTTCCATAGCTAATATCTCCTTTCGTAGATATAACCGATAAGTAATAATCACCTAACCTGTTTTGAAACTGCTAAAAAAACTGTTAAAAAACCCCTCTTTTTTCACCCCCTTTTCGGCACTGAAAAGTTATAAAAGCCCGCCTGTTTTCTTTATTATTTTATCCCCCTTTCTTTCAAATTTAGCTTCATTTCTCTATCATAAAGGTTACTGTGACTTTTGTCAAGCCCTGCTGTATCACACGTTACCGTAACTTTGCCAACGGATGGAGAAGGATATATACTATATATACTAGAAGGAGATACGTACCGTTATACTATATCGTACCGCCAATCACTATTCTATTACTTTTTAATATCTTTTAATTGTCACACTCCTAAATCCTCTATCTTAGAGGACTTACCCCCCCCAGCCTACGCAGTCTTATCAATACCTGCTTAACGTTAATTACCGTTTACTTAATACCGTTATCTCTACTCTTAATACTTGACATATCCTCCACTTTGTGCTATTCCTTAATTAACATGCCTTTGTCTAAAGCCAGGGATAGAGCTAGAAAGCGTCTTGAGCGTGGCGGATACGTCTTACCGTCCTCCAACCTCGCTATCTCCTACCTGCCTCCAGATACGCGGAAAGAAGTCCTCACACAGATAGCCCTTCACGCTATCGAAAAGCCTGTTACTGCTGGTCATAAGATAGCAGCCATTAAAGAACTCAACCTCATGGAGCATGTCTACGATGAGAAGCCTCAGTACAATGACAACAGAACTTACAATATCCTGGTTACCGGGGATGACATCAAGCCAAAGCTCAATCAACTCTTGGCAGGCAAGCGGGAATTACCCCAACAGCTACAACCACAAGATGTAGTATTAGACATGCTTGATATCCCGGGCCCTGCTGTAGTGGTTGATAAGCCATTAGTGGATATACTAGGTCAAGTCTCTGACGATGAGGAAGAGAGCGAGGATGACTGAGGATATTATAACTCAGGTCAATGAGATGACTCAGGCAGACTGGCAGAGGATAAGACAGAAGTTTGTTAAGGAAGCAATGGCTGAGTGGGACAAGTCCGGGGAAGGGTGCTTCCCTCTCTGGGTAAAGCGTTATGTGGCCAGGAGATGGAGAGAGCTGGTAAGGAGTAATTGACATAATAGAGGAAGCCAAATGTCCAATGTGAGGCAGAAAACAGGACAATGCAGGCTACTGTAGATAAGTCACTGACCTGGTACAGATGTCCTCACCCTCATTGCGGCGGGCAGCTATACTTGGACGAGGGTGAATATAAGAAGGATACCTGCTACCGGTGTCTGCTTTGTGGTAGGCCCGGGCCGGATAATAATAACCACCTCAGGAGAAGAAGGAATGGAAAAGATAGGGCAGATATACCAGTGGCTTTGGTTTAGGACTGAGTTCTGGCTAACCCCTACAGACAGACGTCCTTACACGTTCTTAATGAGGGACTTATTGTTTGGTAAGCCGGTAGTGAGTTGGATATGTTGTGCCTTGTGGTTTGGTGGGTGGATATACTGGAGCACGGTTGAACCAGTAGTTATGATAGTGCCAATACTTTCCGCTTTTGTTCTAGGGCATGTAGTGTGGGGTGAAAAGTGGCTGTTTGGACAGCAAGAATTCCCTGAATATTTAGGAGAATAGGAGGGAAGATATGTTAGTAGGTTGGAAGTCGATAAATGCGGTGCTGGCATGTATGATGGTGCTCTTTAGTTTTGGGGTGTTTTTATTGATATTGCTGAGGGGACTTGGGGGCAATGAGGCGGTATTTGCCATATTGGGATATATAGCGGGGTGGATTTCCAGCGTAGTGATGTTCTTCTATCGCAGGAGTCCACAGAAATAAGGACAGTAAATCATGGTTACAGAGACACAAGCCAAGCCTAAAGACTTAATACTGACCTCGGTATTTAATCAAGTAATGGAGGCCTGGTTATCCAAGAAGAGGCGGGCATTTGTCAAAGGTGGAACGTGGGCTAGTAAGACATACTCTGTCATGCAACTATTGAAGTTAATCCTTGAGAATTACGAAGAGCCAATACTGGCAACTGTAATGTCAGAGTCCATGCCTCATCTCAAGAGTGGCAGCATGGCTGATTTCTTTCATATTATGGGTGATGAGTTGATAGACCCGTCTTGGAACAGGACAGATTGCATTTATACCTTCCCAAAGTCTAGGTGTCGGTTAGAGTTTGTGAGTGCGGATAATCCTGGGCGGGTGACTGGGCCGAGGCGTGACATACTATTCTGCAATGAGATAAACAACTTGAAGTATGAGTCGTACTGGCAGGCTGACATGAGAGCACGCTTGTTTACTATTTGCGATTGGAACCCTACATCTGAGTTCTGGGTACATGACAAGGGTTTACTGGATGAGCCTGAGAATGTCTATATTGAGGTAACATATAAAGATGCTCTTCAAGTATTAAGTGAGGATAAGAGGAAGGAGATTGAGAGTTGGGAATTGAAAGACCCTGAGAGATGGCGCGTGTATGGCTTAGGGCAGTTGGGTAAAGCTGAAGGGTTAGTCTATCCTGACTTTGACGTGGTGGATGAGTTACCCGAAGGGGACTATTTGTATGGGCTGGACTTTGGGTTTGCGTCTGACCCTTGCGTACTGACCAAGCACGTTATCTTGAATGACAAGCTCTATTCACAGGAATTGTTTTACGATTACAGTGGGCTGACCAATGATGAGATAGCGAGGAAGATGGACTTATGCGGGGTAAAGGGGAATCAGCCGGTATATCCTGACCCACAAGAGCCGAAGAGCATGGAAGAATTAAGGAGATTTCATTTCTGGATACCTGACGATGTGGTAAAAGGGAAGGGGAGTGTAGAATATGGCATACAGAAGGTCAACCAGTATTATCAGCATTGGACTAAGGATAGTCTAAACTGTATTAAAGAGCAAAGGAATTACAGGTATTTAGAGGACAGGGAGCATCCCGGGCGGTTCACAGATAAGACAACGCATCAATGGAGCCATGGTATGAAATCGAGGGAATATGCGGTACGGAGTTATATTCCGGCATGGCATGGGGCTGAACCTGCGGCCGCAAATTATATGTAAAGGAGTAAAAGATGGAAGATAAAGAAAGAGTAAAACAATGTCCTTTCCTAAATGGATACTGCATTAAGGAGAAGTGCCTCGAAGGACAACAGAAAGTATTTTTTCATTACTGCACATGAATCAAGATAGGAGGAGAGCGATGTTTGAATATACGTGCCAAGAATGTGGTCAGGGCACTGTCAAAGAA